CAATACTCTATAACTATGTTAACCAAATGACCAAGCAAGGTAAGTTAGACCAACTCAGGACAGGATTTTATGATTGGCTAAAAACCAGCAAGGTCAGCCAAGGACAGCAAGCAAAACTGATGGCAGGAGACGACAAAGGTTTAGATGCTATATTGGATCTTGTGGTAAAGATTCAAACTATTAAAAATAATTTAATTGACCAATTAGACAATGCAGGCAGTGATGTTACAGCAACTACAAAAGGTCAACAAGGCGGTGAAGGATATGTTGCTACTAGAGATAAAATCAAACTAGTGCCACGTCATCGTTGGACTCCAAATTAAGGTAAATACTAGTATGGAAAAGTATACAGCAAAACAATGGGCAGAGATTGAAGGCGGTCACACTATGAGTGAAGATAAAAAGTCACAGTATGGATTTATTAGTGATCTCAATGAAAGTCGTTTGTTTAGAACCAAGCAACGTGTAGAAGGCAGTAGCAGTAGAGATATGGCTGATCTTGCATTTATGAACATGCTTAGTTTGTATATTATGAGTCATGATTATGATATGGCTCCTGCTGCAAAAGAATATGCTCAGCGCACAATGAAATACGGCAATAATTTTAACTATCAACAAGGCGGCACTGATTTACACGTAGCACTTGCAAGTCTTAAAAATGGAATGAGCGATGCTGGTGCAAAAAATCAAATGCAAAATACTAAATTTAATTTACCAGAAATGCAAATAAGACAGTTCTTAAACAACATGAAACAGGGCAGGACTATATCAAGTCCCGAGACTTTCTTTATGAGATTGGAAAGAGGTCTAGACATTCAAAACAGCAACTACAGAAGCATTAGACGATTAGCACAAAATTGGCCTAGACTCAATAACATGCAAAAAAGTTTGGTTATAACAAGAATGAATCAATACTTTAGAAATAAAGCACTGAGAAGTGAACTGTACAGTTACATCAGAGACATTGGACGTACACAGGGTCTAATGATTAAAAATGCAGGTAATGCAGAAGCACCACGTATGCGTGGCAGTGACACATTAGCAAAAATAGCAGGTGCAACAGCAGCAATAGCTGGAGGTTATGCACTGGGCAGAGGTATGATGAAAGGCGCTGTAGGAGATGTGTCTAGTGGACAAAAAACTATATACAAGTCCACTGACAGATGAACTATACTGCCTTTAGTTTGGTTGACATAACACAAACAGATGTAAATCGTAACAACAATTTACAATTTAATCAACAACAGAATCTAAACACACTAGTACAAAGTATAGGACTACGCAGTCAGCCAATTAACACCAAGGTGAAGGTATTAATGGCACAAGATGTAGTTGATTATGGCTTTGGAAAACAGTATCAAGGACTACATACTGTATGGAGATTAGACTTTAGTATAGAGCATAACAATGTCTTCTATAATAACGGCGATAAATTCTATTATTTGAAAAACGACTGTGACGGAGTTGCTATATATACCGGATTAGAAGAAACAGCAGAGATCAAAACCAAAACATTTGAAACATTAGATAACAAACTAGTAAACATGTACTTTAAATTTAACCAGGATGTATTATAAATACACTGTAGGCAAAAAACTTAGGCTCAATAAACAGGCAAATAAAATACTAACTGAACGTCTTACCGAGAAGATGAAAGAATTGTAAAATTTATGTCAAATGGAACTACTACGCTAGAGCGTACAAATTTAGAAGCCCATGTGGATCTTTGTGCAGAAAGGTACAAAGGATTGGAAACACGACTGGATAACGTCGAAAAAGCAGTTAAGGATCTCCATATGGAGATGAGACGCATGCATGATGAGAATATAAAAAATCATCAGTCAACTAATAAAATAATGCTCGGTGCCGCCGCAACCGTAACAGCAGGTATACTGTCCACCATCATTGTATTATTGATGAATTAAACTTCCGTATAAATACACATATGAACTTAAATGAATTAGATATCAGTAATGTGGTTGAAGCACAACTAGTATGGGCTCGTAAAGGTCGTAACTTGGTACGCAAGTATCGTTGCACTGTGGGTCAAAGAGCAGGCCGTTTGGTTAGTAAACCAGGTCAATGCGGTGCTCCCATTGATATTAAAAAACGTTTAACACTGAAAAAAACCAAAAGTCGCATGGGCAAACGTATGGCACGTAAAGCACAGCGTACTAAAAAGTTTAATCCAGCAAGTAGAGCACTGAAAAGATTAAACAAGCCAGCGAGGAGACGCTAATGAAGATTATGGACATTATATCTGAGAGCCCAGCAGGGTACGGAATGCAAAAAGGTATTGCAATGAATAGAAAAGTCAATGCAACAAACATTAACCAAACCAAACGTGCCAACAATAAAAATGCTGATGCAAACAGAGAACTTAACATAGCCAACAAAGCATTAACTAGACGTGCTAGCAGACTGAGCAAGAAAATGGCAACAGGTATGCCTCAGAGAATACTTAATCCACAACCAGCACAGGACACACAGCAATGAAGACTATGGTAACCAAAGGCGGTATTACTGTTTGGCTCAGCAGTAGAGAAAATCAGTTTATACAAGAACACTTCAGTGAAGACAAACTATTAGAAAAACAAAATTTAAATGAACGTGATTGTTATATTGCACAATCACTAGTAGCCAAAGGTGTACTAGACAAAGACATCAATAACAAACAAGTAGCATACAAACTTAACACTAACAAAATGGCGAAATGATATGGATCAAACTACCAAAAATATGTATGATATTCTCAACAAACTCAACAGTTTGGACAGTACTAGTAAAATAGTAGCTGAACGTGCTGAAAGTGATGTTGAATTAGAAATGGCAATCACACAAAAAGTAACAGAAACTAGTGTTAGTGTACAAAATTATAGAATTGATATTGTATTACAAGAATTTGCAGGTAAACAAAAACGTTTTTATAATGTAGTAGATGGCGATAAAATTATACACAGAGAATTAGGTTTATTTGAAACTGCTATGGGCATTGTAAAAAATCTAATGCTGGGTAAAAGCAGTAGGGTACAAGAATTAGTAACACACGACAACAGTTACATGGATAATCTATACGAAGTTTACATGCACAATACTAGAATTAAACGTGGTACAGTTAACGAAGACGTTGCAGTTGCCAAGCTGAGCAAAGCAAAAAGTAAAGTTGCTGAAGCAAAATCAAAAATATTAAAAAGACTATAAATACAATATAAGGAACGGGAATAATATTATGTATCTAAACGATTTAAATAGCGCAAAACACAACGTGGAAAAGCTAAATCGTGTACTAGCAGATACTTTCAATCACGAGATTGATTTATCTGAGATGAGCACGAATGCATTAAAGCGTATGTTGTCAGCTACAACAGCAAAAATTGACACAATTAAAGAGAGTGATCTCAAGTATTGGGAAAATCCACAGTATAACAAACTTGGACTTATCCAACATCAACTTAACACATACATCAACGAAGTTGCTCCAACACGCAAAGACGGTAAAAGAATGAAGACCAAAGAAAGTGTTGTAATGGAAGACGAGCTAGACACAGCTGAAGTTCTTCTTGCTGCAAATGAACTAGTTGATGAACTACAAGGTATGGTAGAAGACATTGCAGAAATGCAAGTACAAAAACTAATGCCAATTGTAGACGCAATGAAAGAACAAATCAGCTTTGAAATTGCAGAGCAGTATAATTCATCAGCAGATGCTGCACTTGCCGCTCTACTAGATCAAATGAAAGCCGCAAAAGAAGCAATGGAAAATGCTACACTAGCAGCTCAAGGTAAACAACCAAATATGTCAGCTCCAACAGACATGGGTGCAGGTGATGCAGAAATGGACATGGATGTAGATGTAGACATGGGCGACGACTTTGAAGCAGATCCAGCAGCCGCAGGCGATGATAATCCAGTGGGCAGAGAACTAAAAGGCGAAAGTGCTATCCATAGTATGGAGATGGGTGCGTTAGCTGAAAAAAAGTATATAGAGAGTAAAGACAGGCTCTTTAAAATGGTCGAGAGTGGCAAAATGACGCAAGAGCATTTTATTAATATTATCAATGAATTAGATTCAACTGGTATCCAAAAAATGCCAGGTAAGATGACTCCGAAGCTGGCAAAATTTTTAGGATTAGACAAAGAAACACCTGATTCAGGTGGGACGCACCGCGCTCTTCCACAGGCCTCAGGTGGGACGCACCGCGCTCTTCCACAGGCCTCAGGTGATACAAGCGGATATGACGAAGTAAAGCCACAGCGCAGAAATCTTTCGGTTATGAGGGCAAAGTAAATGCTAATTAGCGAAGTTATAGTAGAGGATCAAAATAATATTTTGAATGACCTAGAAGAATTAATCACTAGGGCAAAAGCCAATGGCAAATTCAAAATACCAACAAACATGGTACTTGCTAAACTTCGTGCTATGGGTCATAGTATTAGTATTCAAGATCTACTAGACCTATTACCTACAATTACTAGTGTGGGAGCCAGCAATAAAAAAGACATCTCACTGGATACAGCAATACCCCGTTCCAATGCTGAACCAGATAGTGATGTTGTTAGTAAGTTGGCTAAAAAGCAAATACAAAAGGATGATGAACTGTGACATATTACATTAACAAAACTGAAGCTAGGTCAATTGCGAGAGCAGATCTTACCATTTTCAATGAAACTCAGTCACTTATGAAACAGGTTATCACCGATGCAGGCAATGGTTTGTATCAAACCACAGTTACAGATGCTACCACAATGACTGAAAGCACACCTACAATTACAATTACAGGTTCTGCAAGTGGTCCTACCATCACAGGCACACCCACTGTTATTGTTGCAGGCAGTACAATTACATTAGGTACAACAGGTACAAACCTAAACAGTATTATTGCTGATATCAATGATGCAGCAGTGAGTGGTGTAGTAGCAAGCAAAAACGCCAGCAACAATCTTGTGCTAACATACACTGCACCTGCAAGTACAAGCTGGACTGTTACAGTTGGCTCTGGCACAGCTAATACATCACTAGGACTTACTGCACAAACTTATACAGCAACAAATCCAGACAGCGTAACATATTTTAATTGCTGGCAAGGAACCGCAACTGATCGTGCAAAAACAGATCAAATGAATCAAGTTATAAAATATTTCCAAAACTTAGGATATACCATTGAGCGTCTTAAAAATACTTCTACAGGAAAGACACTTAAATGGGTCATTAGTTATTGACAATCACTAAGGTTAGTGCTACATTAACTATATGTTAAACATCACTTCACCCTACCCGTATAAAGAATTTAAACGAAAAAGTGTAAACGGTAAGCGTTTATACGAAAATCCTTATGGCGAACCTGTGCCTAGTGTAACAACTATTCTCAGCAAGACCAAGGACATGACACACTTAAATGCTTGGAAAAAGCGTGTAGGTGAAAAGAAAGCACAAGAGATTGTAACTGAAGCCGCTAGTGTCGGTACAGTTATGCATGAAATATTAGAAGCATGGAGTCTCAATCAAGAGTACACAGGCAAGAACTTGCTACAAGCTAAGATGATGGCAGAGACCGTTATTAAAAACGTTGAAGCTGACATTGACGAAGTTTGGGGCAGTGAGGTAAACTTGTGTTATCCAGGTTTGTATGCTGGCACTACTGATCTAGTGGGCGTGTATAAAGGACGTCCAACTATTATGGACTTCAAACAAACCAACAAGCCCAAGAAGCGTGAGTGGATTGATGATTACTTTATGCAAGCGGCGGCTTATGGTATGGCACACAACGAAGTGTTTGAAACTAAGATTGAACATGCGGCCATCTTTATGTGTAGTAGAGATTGTGATTGGCAACTATGGGAAGTAGGGCCAGAGGAATTTAAACAATGGGAAGAAAAATGGGCAAACAGGGTAGCAGAGTTCTACAACTTGTCATAAATACTGTATCAGGAGCACAAGATGGCAGATACAAGAACTAGTAAAATTCAAGTAAGGCAGGGCAATTTTGCAGACTTGCCAGTATTAGATCCAGGCGAGATTGGATACGCTAAAGACCAAAGACGTTTGTTTATTGGCAACGACACTGCAAACATTGGTACAGGTAATGGTGTACTAACACAGTTTACAGTGCCTATCACATTGAGCAAACCTAATATTATTACTGTATTTGCAGCTGGCACCGCTGTTGCTGCCGCAGATTATACACTGCAAGGCACAACACTCACATTTGCAAGTGCTCCAACTGGTGCAATTACTGTAAGTTTTAACAGTGAAATTGGTATTGTCACTGATTCTACAATACCAAGTGCAATTGAACTGCCTGCCGCAGGATCAACAGCTGATACTGGATTCAGTGTAGACACAACATTGTACAATATTGTAGTTATGGACTACACATTAGAAAGCACAAGCGGTGTAAGAGTCGGACGGTTGCGTTTTGCTACTGATACTAGTGCGTCAACAAGTACAATAGATGATCAATTTACACAAACTGCTGCAGTTGGCATAGTGTTTAATGTTGACATTGCAACTGCAAATACTATGAAACTACAATACACAGATAGCGACAACAAAATTAGCAAATTCAAGTATACATATCAACTTTGGAACAGCAATTAATACACACAGCTTGGTTTGAAGCTCCTAGCACTCGGCTGAGTAAATGGCGAATATTTAGACAAGCATTAAACACACACAACACATATGATGTCTGTGAAACGGTTGTTCAGTGGTGGAAGATGGCACCAATTAGCAGTTGGACTATTGATCCAGTTAACAGTAGCACATGGCCCACGCCTTGGGAAATGTTGCACAGCGGAGATTTTTGTGACAACAGCCTAGCACTAGGTATGAGTTACACTATCTATTATGCAAACGAAACGATACCCAACGAACTGTTGTACATCGTTGATAGAAAAAAAAGTATACAAAGATTATGTGTGCATATTGACAATAAGTATCTGCTTAACTTCGAACACGGAGCGATAAGTAAATTACCAACCAAGGATATGGCAATAACTTATCAAAAGAAAATTGCAGATGTGATAAAACACAACACATAACCGATATTGACAGAACAATAAGTACAAGATAGACAAAGGAAAAACAACGATGAGCGAAATTCAAGTAATCAAACGAAGTGGTGGTAAAGATACATTAGATTTGGAAAAGTTACACAAAGTAGTGTTTCATGCATGCAGTGACATTAATGGCGTAAGCCCGAGTGAAGTAGAGATTAAAAGTAGTTTACAATTTTATAATGGTATCACCAGTAGTGAGATTCAAGAAACGCTTATCAAAAGTGCGGCTGATTTAATCAGTGAAGAAACACCAAACTATCAGTGGGTTGCAGGTCGTCTTATTGTGTATCACCTGCGCAAAATGGTATATGGTGACTATGACCCTTGGCCATTGCTAGACATTGTGAGACGCAATGTAGAAGAAGGATGGTACGATCCTGCACTATTAGAAGATTATACACAAGACGAATGGAATGAGCTCAACAATTATGTTAAACATGACAGAGATGAAAACTTTACATATGCTGCTATGGAACAATTCCGTGGCAAATATCTTGTACAAAATCGTGTAACAAACGAAATTAAAGAAACACCGCAAGTAGCATATATGTTAATTGCAGCAACACTGTTTGCAGATTATCCAAAAGAAACACGTATGCGTTGGGTAAAGGATTATTATGATGCAGTTAGCAATTTTTATATCAGTTTGCCTACTCCTGTTATGGCAGGTGTTAGGACACCTCAGCGACAGTTCAGCAGTTGTGTACTCATTGAAAGTGATGACAGCCTGGATAGCATTAACGCTACTACTAGCAGCATTGTTAAGTATGTTAGTCAAAAGGCAGGCATTGGCATCGGAGCAGGAAGTATTAGAGCACTCGGTAGCCCAATCCGCAAAGGAGACGCTTACCATACAGGAGTTATTCCGTTCTATAAAATGTTCCAAAGCGCCACAAGAAGCTGTAGCCAAGGAGGTGTGCGCAACGGAGCCGCCACACTGTACTATCCAATTTGGCATTATGAAGTTGAAGATCTGCTAGTACTCAAAAACAACAAAGGTACAGAAGAGAATCGTGTACGTCAAATGGACTATGGTGTTCAATTCAACAAGTTGTTTTATGAAAGATTAATTAGTAACGGACAAATTACATTGTTCAGCCCAAGTGATGTTCCAGGTCTATACGAAGCATTTTTTGCAGATCAAGACAAGTTTAGAGAAATATACGAACGTGCAGAACGTAATACAAAACTACGCAAGAAAACTATTAGTGCAACTGAATTGTTTAGTCAATTTATGGAAGAGCGTAAAAATACAGGACGCATTTACTTACAGAATGTAGATAATGCAAATGAACATGGTTCATTTAAACCAGAACTAGCACCAATCAGACAAAGTAACCTATGTGCAGAGATCGATTTGCCTACAAAACCGTTAACTGATTTTAACGATGACGAAGGTGAGATTGCACTGTGTACACTGAGTGCTATTAATTGGGGTAACATCAAAAAACCAGAAGACTTTGCAAAGCCATGTGAGCTAGCAGTACGTGGACTTGATGCACTACTCAGCTATCAAAACTATCCAGTTAAAGCGGCAGAACGTGCTACAGCAGGTAGACGTCCACTGGGTGTAGGTATTATTAACCTTGCGTATTGGATGGCTAAGAATGGCATGACATACAGCAATCCAGACTTAGAAATGATTGATACATTTGCTGAGGCTTGGAGTTACTATCTAATCAAAGCAAGTGCAGACCTAGCAGTAGAGCAAGGTGCATGCTTGTGGAACAATGAAACAAAGTATAGTGATGGTATTACACCTAACCAAACATACAAAACAGATGTAGATGAACTAGTACCACACAAAGAGCGTATGCCTTGGAGAGAGCTAAGAGAACAACTCAAAGCTACAGGTATTCGTAACAGTACACTAATGGCTCTTATGCCTGCTGAAACATCAGCACAGATTTCAAATGCTACAAACGGTATTGAGCCACCACGTAGTTTGGTAAGTGTTAAACAAAGTAAACACGGCATACTAAAACAAGTTGTGCCTGGCATCCATCATCTTAAAAACAAGTATGAGCTGTTGTGGGATCAGCGTAGTCCAGAAGGCTATATGACTATTATGGCTATACTACAAAAGTATATTGACCAAGGTATCAGTGTAAACACAAGTTACAATCCTGTGTTCTATGAAGATGAAAAGATCAGCATGAGTGAAATGCTTAGACATTTAATGATCTTTTACAAATACGGCGGTAAGCAATTATACTATTTCAACACATATGATGGTCAAGGCGAAATAGATATTGACAAACTTAACGAATCTGCTAATATAGAGATCGATGATGAATATCAAATTGAAGATGAAGAAGCCTGCGACAGCTGCACAATTTAAGGAAGTAATATGAGCGTATTAAATGAACAACAACGAAACAAGCATCTCGAAAGTTTGATGTTTTTAGACCCTAATGGCGGCGTCGACATTCAGCGTTACGATGCATTAAAATATAAACAGTTTGACAAATTAACAGACAAACAACTAGGATTCTTCTGGCGTCCAGAAGAAGTTGACGTACTAAAAGATAGTGCAGACTTTAAACAATTAACTGAACATGAGAAACATATCTTTACAAGTAATCTCAAAAGACAAATCTTGTTGGACAGTGTACAAGGTCGTGCGCCAGCTGATAGTTTTAATCCACTAGTAAGTTTGCCTGAACTTGAAAACTGGATAACAACGTGGACGTTTAATGAAACTATCCACAGTCGCAGTTACACACATATTATCCGTAACATCTACAGCAATCCAAGTATTGTGTTTGACGAAATGATGGACATTGCAGAGATTATGGATTGTGCAACTGATATTAGTAAGCACTATGACGACCTTATTGAAATGGGCATGTGGTATAATCTTCTCGGAGAAGGCACACACCAAATTGTTTCTAATCGTAAAGCACGTAATGTTGTAGTGGACAAATATGAACTTAAAAAACTAATCTGGAAAGCTATGATGAGTGTAAACATTCTAGAAGGCGTTCGCTTTTACGTGTCGTTCGCATGTAGCTGGGCATTTGCTGAACTTAAAAAGATGGAAGGCAATGCTAAGATTATTAAACTTATTTGTAGAGATGAGAATGTACACTTGGGTAGTACCCAAACGTTACTTAAACTGATGCCCAAAGATGATCCTGACTTTGCACGTATCCAAGAAGAAACTCAGGACGAAATGGTACAACTATTTGTGGATGCAGTGGATCAAGAAAAAGCATGGGCTGATTATTTGTTTAAGGACGGATCGATGATTGGGCTAAATGCACAATTGTTACATGAATATGTAGAATGGACTGCTAACAAACGTATGATAGCGGCAGGACTACCTAGCCCGTACAAAGGCGGTAGTAATCCTCTACCATGGACACAAAAGTGGATTGCAGGTGCAGAAGTACAAGTAGCACCACAAGAAACAGAAATTAGTAGTTATGTTATTGGCGGTACAAAACAGGATGTGAACGGAAGCACATTCCAAGGAATGAAACTTTGATAACACTTTACAGTAAACCACTGTGTCCTTATTGTGACATGGCAAAAACTTATTTGAAAAACAATAATATACAATACGAAGAAATACGAGTGGATACCAATACAGAAGCTAGAGAGTTTTTGATCAATGAAGGGCATAGAACTATGCCTCAAATATATCATAACGGAGAACTCTTAGTTTCTGGCGGAGGGCAAGCACTTGTTCGTATGGATCCAAATCAAGTTAAAAAACTCATAGGAGAAATTATAGATGTTGGTGATATCCAATTATAAAAAAGGTGATACAGTTAGTATCAAATTAAGCACAGGCGAGGAGTTAGTTGCACGTTTCGACAGTACCGATGCAGATGCTATCAAAGTTGTAAAGCCTTGTGTGATTACACTTAACCCGCAAAACGGACAAGCTATGCTTATTCCGTGGCTTATGAGTATCGACACAGCAAGTAGTGATCCAGTACAGATTCACAAAACACATGTAATTGCTACAAACAAACCAAACAAAGGTTTGGGAGACGCATATATGCAAAGTACAACAGGCATTGCACCAGCTAGTTCACTGCAACTATAAATAGTTGTATGGCATCATTTGTACACAGACAAGGCGATACTAGAAGTTGCGGCGCAACTACAATAACACGAGTAACAGATGTTCGTGTAAACGGTAGACCCATAAGTGTGGACAATGACCCAAACACACATGGCGGCGGCAATTTAAAAGCAAGCGTAACAATAGGACATGTCAGAGCAAACAGTATTCCCGTGATACTAAATGGTGATAGTGCAAGTGCTGATAATCTCTGTCCTAAACCAGGCGGCAATCATTGTTCACCTAGTGCAACAAGTGCAAGTCCTGATGTTAGAGCAGGCGGCTATAGTCCAGCGAGCGGTCCACAATGAGTTTTAAAGATTTTCCAAATGGTCTAAATGACCTTAATGAATACTTAGATGCACGGCATCATATCAGCGGTACAACTGGCAGTGGAACAGATTCACTCAAAGTTGTTGCTAGTGCTGAATATAGTTTCACACTCAGAGAACTTCTTTGCGGTATGCTCAGTGGTAATGGACTTAAATTGCCAAACGTACAATTGTGTATGCATGCTAATATCAATGCATTGTTGGGCATTCCAGGATTGCAAAGCGAACTACACGATGCTTTAACAGAGCTAGTAGGCAGTGTTGAACAATTTATGGATCACACTAAACTGGACAGTGTACTAGGACGTCTAAATGGTGTACTAGCAGAAGCACAAAACGTTGCAAACTTGATCAACTTCTGTGCAACACCTGTAAATCCAATTGCTATTCCAAACATGCTAGAACGTGCTATGGGTAGTTTCCTTGGTGCTGGTAAAGACATCATTGACCAAATCGGCGGTATTGCTCCTGAGAATGTGTGTGCATGTATTGGCCCAAGTGGCTTTAATGCAAGTGTGTTCAATGGCGGAATACTTGGTACTATTGCAAATAACATCAGCGACATTAATGCAGGAAATCTTGGACAAAGTGTTATTGACAGTATAAGAGCTGACATTTCTAATGTTACAAGCGGCATTACCAATCTTATAAACTTTGAAAACAACATCAACGGCAGTTATGCACAAGGCGGTAGTCAATTTGCACCACCAGACTCTGGATGTAATACACAAATTGGTGTTCTACACAATTCAAACACAGGCGGAGTTGGCGGTAATGCAAGACTTGTAAGTCAACTTAAAAGTTTATATGATAGATTGGGTGCATATCCTGTACAGTACAGTTTGGGGTCTGGCACAGGTACCACAGGTACAGGACATCAATATGATTCAAACGGTGACCGTATACTGCAAGGAGAAGTGATAGAGTATCCGAATATATTCCACTTGTTACTTGAAGATAGCTTACTTGAAATTATACAGCGTGATGATAATCCCAATCCTACAGTAGACAATCAAACACCTGTGTACGATTACTGTGGCAATATTATCGGATATACCAGCAACTTTGCACAAAGAGAAACAACATCAAGTGAAGGTTCAACTCCTACTGTGCCAAACAGTCCTGGATATAATGCAGGCGGACTTGTAACAGATTCTAGTAATATTGCTAGTAGCGGAGGAGTGGGTGATACAACTGTAATCAACAATTTTAACAACAGCGGAAACACGCTATTTGTTGTAGGCAGTGAAAGTGCAATGCTTAGTGTAAATGCAGCTACAAATGATATTGTAGTACGCAGTGATATCTTAACCATATTCACTAGAAAAGATACAAATCAGTTTAGTACAGGAACTATCAATGATTTCCAACAAGCTACAAGTACACTGTTTGACTTTCTTAATAATCTGAATGTAGAATCAGGAAACGGACTTGTTGTAAAAGATGCAGGCGTTAGTAGAGCTAGAAGTGTTGTTGGCGGCGCTGGTCAAATACAAGTTACAAATGGTGACGGCGCAGGTGGTGATATTCAAATTGACCTACAACCAAACACAAGAGTTCCAGGCACTGCGGCTATTAAGATACCAGCTGGAAACACTAGTCAAAGACCTAATACTGAAGTAGGCGAAATACGCTATAACACTGACACACATGTTATTGAAGGTTACTTTGGTGATACAGGTACTTGGAAAGTAATTGGCCCTAATTCAATAAACTTTAGTGTACAAACTGCACTTAATTTAGGCAGTGGACAACAAGTATTCAAAAAACTTAACGGTACAGAACTACAGTTTAGAACAATCACATCAGCTGGAGGTATTGCACTTACCAGCAGTGGTACAGAAATACAAGTAACCGACACAATAACATCAAGCAATGTGGGCAGTGGTGGTCAAGTGTTTAAAAACAGAAATGCAAATAACTTTGCATTTAGAACACTCACTAGCACAGATAGTAGTGTTACGATTATACAAAATACAGACACAGTTGATCTAAGTGGAGATCCTGATGTACGTAAAAGTGATGCTGTGCAGACAACAGACGGCACTGCGGTTGCTGTTAATTTCCATGGCGGCACTATTTCTCCAGCAGTTGGAAAAACTTGGTTCTTTGACATACGTGCAATTGGTGTTGCTGCAAGTGGAGAAAAACAAGCATTTAAGATCGAAGGTGTAGTAACAAATGAAGCTGGATCACAATCAATAGTTGGCACAAATAATAAAGTAGATTATGTGCGTTCAGGAACAGCAGACCTAGCACAAACACCTTGGGATCCAATGGCAAGTTACAATTCAAGCGATGTAGTTGAATATGATCTGAATGTATACACAGCCAACAACAATATCACAGGAGGAGCTCTTAGCAGTAACTTACCTCCTGATCAAGATTCAACAAACTGGACACTGAGTTATTCAGGATGGAACGTTACAGCAGAAGTGGTTGGCGGCAGTTTCAGTATTAGAGTAAAAGGTACAGCAGGTAAAACTGTTAATTGGAAGCTAAGATTTACCAAAGTTGAAGTATAAATACCTTGTCAAGAATTAATTTGTCTTTTTTGCATCTTTTTTCTTGACAATCAAGTCGTCTTGCCATAAACTCTTACTATAGTAAGAATGAATGGAAAGATGTCATGGCACATAACAGAACTAACATAGGCAAAGAGAGGCTAAAAAAATGAGGTCAAAAGACACCGGCAATGGAAGAAGAATACTCGCAAAAGTAGAAGTCCCACTAAGTGTAGAAGACATTGCGACTTATGCACTAAGATATTTGGATGAAGTGGGAGACGATGATCCAAAAGATACCATTATTAACAGCAATAAACGTGAAATATTTAACATGGCCAAGGGTGCTATTTTCCGTTGGGGAACAGAAGAACCTAAAGTATACATTGCAGAAAATATGAATGGGCATTTCCAACCAATTGAACAAATAGTAAGACACAAGTTTCCGGAGTGTGATTAATGGCGGATATAATCGACTTTAATGTCGAACGTGCAAAACGCAAAAGCGGATTCAAAGACACTGTATTAATTAAAGATATTATCAACGAAGGATACGATCCTTGTGATTATGTAGAAGTACAGAACTATTATGCTTGGAAAAATTTCCAAGGGTTTATTGATACAGAAGTTGATGTAGAACACAACTGGACTGACGAATCATTGGACAAATTAATGCAAGATATTAAGATGTGGAACGATACAGAAAATACAACTGTCACAGTTGAGTATAATCCAGAAATTTTCGAATAAAGATGCAGAAAAAGGTTGACAGTAAGACGTCTTGACTGTAATATGTATATGTAAGTTAGATAAAACGGAGATGAATATGCAAGTAGCAGTTATACACACAGCGTTCGAAGATGCACCTAATACAGTAGCATTTGTTGATGTTCCGGATGGAACTGAAACTAACGATGCACTTGAGTATGCATATCGTTGGACTAACAACGTAATGGGTAGTTGGTCAATCAAAGAAGAAACATTCTCAAACGGAGAACCAAACGGTGACTACAACCCTAATGTAACAGTAATGGCGCCATTGCACGAAGGTGGATTAGGTCTCCGGTCAACATCAATGGGAGACCAAATGTTGATTGGCAATAAAAAATATAAGGTCGCAATGTGCGGCTTCGAGGCAGTATAATACGGGCGAATTTGGGAGGAACTAACCGGACACTAAGTCCAATTACTCAACTGAAAGGAACCCTCATGAGTAACATTCGTAAACAAACCGCAATCGAATTTGTAAAGATTGCATACAACGCTACAAAAATCATTGCAGTATCAATGACAGCACTAATATCTTGCATTGGACTGATGTATCTAATTGGCTGGCGAGGCGACACTGCCTTGTTTGGCGGCATGTTAGTATACTTGGTCATGGGTGCAGTATGGTGCATGTTTGATTCAGCAAAGCACACAGCTAAGATGAAGGAGAAATATCCAGACTTAGAACTGTAAAAAAATTACAAGTCATTGAAGTGCAAGGATTCTTTCTTGCACTTTTTTGTTGACAACAAGACATCTTGGTGCTAAACTGTATGTATAAGTTAAACAAAACGAGGTACTAACAATGCAAGCGATTCATTATTCCAGCTACACTGCATACACCACTGCTAGAGCACAACAAGGACTGCAAGTTATTCCAGAACGTTTGTTTGATGCTCTTACAGCAGAAGAAAAGATGCATAACCAATTTAAAGCGGATATGAAATCCTTTATTGCACTAGATGAAAACAAAGATACAGATGGTGGCATTAATTGGAACTTTATCGATAGTGATATGTTTGCTAAGTGGAGTGTGTTATTAGACGGTGAAAATTATACTAGCTGGTTCGATGAAGCCGCAGATGAAATTGAAGGAGCAATGGTTTGATACGGATTTTTAATTCAGCTGTACCCGGAGAGCGTACTATAGACTTTAGTGAAGTCAATGTTGTAACGCAAAAGATTGACTTTTATGGAAAACCTTATATACTGTTTGAGCATAAGGATTATCCACTTGGCGCATTACGTGCTGAGTATGATGGTTCTTATTGGCAGTGTGATTTAGACTAGGAGACCAAATATGGTACAAGAACTTCAAGATATCGAAACACTTGAAAATGCAATTATTAACCTAACAGAAGGTGCTAGTGATGAAAAGCGAATGGCAATATACTCGCTAGAAAACATGATTGCAACAAAGAAAGCAATAGTTGAAGAGTTTGAAAAACAAGCTCCTGACTATCAGTTTGAACTTGACATATAACACAGGGTGTACTATATTGTATACAAAGGAGCGTAATACAATGAGTACCTATGAAGTTGAAACTGTATTTTATAATACACACGGCGGCATCAGAACAAAAAATTACGACTTGTTCAGTGATAAAAGACAAGCAGTCAAGCACATGAATAGTCAAATAAAACAAAAAAATTACTTGATGCCACGTGGTAAAATCAAAGACGGTCGTGTTCAGCTGATTGATGAAAATGGTAAAATCAGAGAACAACTAAGTCTTGGTGAACTGTAAATAACATAACCAAAGAGGCAGAGTATGTTAAAATTTGTTACCTCCGCATTGAGTATGACATTGAACGGAGTAATAGCCATTGGGTTAATTGCTTATTCGTATTCAGCAACAGCGGCAAAAAGTGAAACAGCAATTGTTCCACCTGAGATGATCGAAGCACTTGTTGCAAGTGTAATTGAAAATGAGCAAACACCTACAATCTATCCTGATCTAATCGACAACCCACAAGCACATTGTTTGGCACTAAATGTATATTACGAATCACGAAGCGATAATCTAGCAGGACAATACGCAGTTGCAGATGTTGTATTAAACAGAGTACGTGATGCAAGATACCCAAACACTATTTGTGATGTAGTATATCAAGGAAAGAAAAAACCCAGTTGGAAAGATCCTGAACGTATGGTGATGGTTCGAGATGCTTGTCAATTTAGTTGGTATTGTGACGGGAAACCGGACGTTCCAGGTGACGAAACAGGATGGGCTAATGCACAGTATGTAGCAGGTAGTATTCTATTTGCAAACAAGTATCGAGGCATTACCGAAAGTGCAACACACTATCATGCTAGCTATGTAAAGCCTTATTGGGCTACAGACAGTAGTATGAGTCATATCGGTAGAATAGGAAGCCATATTTTTTATCGTTGGGACTAGCATAAATAAATGCATGTTAGTAAACGAAATCATAACGAAAACTATTAGCGAGGGTCCTAACGACCCCGCTATTTTTAAAGCAATATTCACTGCTGGAGGTCCTGGTAGTGGAAAAAGTTTTGTTGTAAAAAATAGCGGTTTCGAAGGCATGGGATTTAAAATCGTTAACAGCGACACAGCATTTGAAAAGATGCTAGCAAAGATGGGTATGAAAGCAGACCCAGATACTATCTACAGTCCACAAGGTCAGGACGTAAGAGATAAAGCTAAAAATATTACTAGAAAAAGACAGGAAATCTATACTAATACAGGTAGACTTGGATTAGTAATGGATGGCACTGGTAAAGACTACGAAAAAATCGTAATGATGAGTGAAAAACTCCGTCAGTTAGGTTACGAAACTGCAATGGTATTCGTCAACACTGACTTAGAAACTGCACAACAGCGTAATAAACTTAGAGATCGCACTTTGCCAGAAGATGTAGTATCTAAGATGTGGAGTCAAGTACAAAATAATATTGGAAAGTTCCAAAGATATTTTAAAGAAGATATGTTTATTATTGACAACAGCGAAGGTTCTGATGTCCAAAGTGATTTAACAAGTGCATTTAAACAGATAGGTGCATGGTCAAAAACTATTCCCAACAACAGAATAGCCCAACAATGGATGGCTGACCAAGCAAAATCCGATAAATAGTATAAAGATAAAGGATTTTGCATATGTATACGTATCAATGCAACACAATAAGAGTGATAGACGGAAACACAGTTGATGCAATCATCGACTTGGGTTTTAATGTTACTATAAGACAAAGAATTAAATTATACGGCGTACATGTATATGATATCAGAAGTGCGGACGAAGTAGAAAAAAATAGTGCAATGTCAGCTAAAATAAAACTTGCAGATTTGTTAGGTCAGCAATTTTTCTGTGAAACAATGATGAACAAAAGAGGCAAAGCCGGAAGAACAATGGGTAAAGTTTACACCATTGACTCCACGGGTGGCAAAGTCGACGTCAATGCTAGAATGATTGACGATGGGTATGCCAAAAAGTTTGGAGAGTAAATTATGATATTTGGAATATTAACAATGCTAATCGCACTGTGCATCAGTGCCGTTGCAATCTATTATAGTGTAGCTGGATTGGTTGCTATTTTTGCCGCTGCCGCAGTTCCAATTATTATTATGGGCGGAGTATTAGAAGTTGGTAAACTTGTCACCGCAGTTTGGCTTCATCGCTTCTGGAATAAAGCTGCTTGGTGGATGAAATTTTATCTCAGTATCGCAGTTGTGGTTCTTATGTTTATTACTAGTATGGGTATATTTGGTTTCTTATCAAAAGCACACATCGAACAAACCACAGCAAGTATGGAGACTGTAGAACAAGTAGCAAGACTTGAAACAGAAATAGCTAGACAAGAAAGTATTATTGTTAGAGCTGAACAAAAAATTGTCAAAGCAGAAAGCAGTACAGGTAACCTCAATGAGGACATCCAAGCACAGATAGACAAAGAACAAACACGTATTGACAGTGCATACACAAGAATAGAACCTGCTATTGCAGAACAAAACACTATTATTCAAACACAACTTGATACTATGGACAGCAGAGTTGCTGTGTATGAAGACGAAATTACAGCGTTAGACAAAGAGCTACAACGTTTGAATAACTTGGTATCCGAATTGAGATCGGATCTTGCCAACACAACTGTTGCAAGTATTGAACAACAAGTACAACCTTACTTGGATCAGATTGCACAGTTAGATGCAGACTTGGATCGCATAAACACACAAGCAAATGAATACGAAGCACGTATTAGTGCAGTAGAAGCGGACAACAGCGCAGTAGAAAGTTTGCAAAAACAAATTGCAAACATAGAACAATCAATTGTTGTTACTACAAATAAACTGCAAAGTACAGAACGTGCTAAGATACAAGAAGGACAGGCTGTTATAGGTGTTACTAGTGATGGACTATTTGGAGGCAATACTCGAAGAGCATTAACAACTTGGGTAGAAGCACAACAGCAACGTATTTCAGATCTTCAAGCACAAGAAACACAATTGAGAACTCAAGCACAAAGTGTAGTTGAAACAGAGCGCACACGTTTAACAGACTTGGTCAAAGACTTGCGTGGCAATCAAACAACTGCAATACAAGATCGCAAACAAGGGTTGCTGGAAGCAATCGATACAGTACGTGCAGGTGCTATTGATGTCGCAAAACAAAGTAAAGAAAGTATACAAACAAAAATTAATGCAGTGTTAAACACAGATATTCCTGCTAATAGAAGTGCTAGACAAATTGCCCAAGATCAAATTACAAAACTTAGACAAGCAGATGATCCTCGTATTAATGCCGCCAGAGATACTATAAAACAATTACGTGAAGGTGCTGATGCACAAATATCTGCAAGTAATGATCTCATACAGCGTCTAAGAGACCGTATTAGAGTAGATGGCGGCGCAGACGTTGATGCTATTATAGATGATCAGCAACAACGTATTGTTGATGCAAATAATCTAATAGATAATATGACAGAAGAAAAATATGCAATTGAAGCAGAGTATCGTAAACTAGAAGCAGAAGTAGGGCCTATTAAATATATTGCTGAATTCATTTACGACGAAGCAGACAAAGATATACTAGAACAAGCAGTACGTTGGGTTATTATTACAATCATATTTGTATTTGATCCACTGGCGGTTATGTTATTGATTGCCGCACAGTACACATTTGAATGGCGAAGGAATGAAAAAAATGAATTGGATGATGAGCCTACACCTCCACAACCTAAGAACAATGGACCAGATTCTGGGGACAAAACTGGAGAAGACGTGCAAGAAGATAATGTGGAATCTGATGAACGAGATAGAGAAACCAATGATGAGCAAGATCTATCAGGACGGAGCACATTGGAGAATGGAGAAAAACCGTTACCTGACAGTGGAGCCCAATCTGTACAAGAACTGCCTAGTGCCGTACAGGACACCGGAAGAGATTCTAAAGAAATAGAAGCAGATAATATTGAAGAACTGTTAGAAAAAGCAGATCCGGAAGTATTACAAGAAGTTGCCAAAGAACTTGAAAAAGAGGTTGACAATATACCATACGACCCGTATACTGATAATAGAGACGATAACGAACTTAGTGCGCAAGAGCTGAGTCAAAGACGTAATATAAAATTATATTCGTCAGACGGACGTTTAGCAGGTACTGGTAAAACTATTAAGAGCATAAAGATAAAAAAGGAATAATATAGCCCTATGAGGGAAAACCCTATATATACAGTAACACCGCCTGACATGTTATTACCCGACAATGGCCCTGTGATTACTGTGCTAAGTAGTAACACAGAATTTGTATTAGACTTAGAAGCTCTTTATGAAAACATATTTAAGACTGTACCTATTACATTGTACCATCCAGACGGTGCAATAGATGATGCTAACTGTGCATGGGTAATGAGTATGATGAGATTCAGTGATACTATCTATGTTGATTTAGATAATATTACAGAGCTGGGCTTGGTTTGTGCATTTATGGTTAAGAAAAAAGGAACTGTTTATTTCAGTGAAAAGAACAAACGCAAGAGCGTGGTGCGTTTGTTGAATACAATACCTGAAGTAAACGTATATGATAATATAGGAGAATACGCAGAAATGATGTTGAATACTCTTGAAGAACTTTAAGAAGAACAACACTGCTATAAAGCAGGTTAACGAATCAATCACATACAGACAATTGCGTGTGGTTGGTGAACAAGGACAATCGGGTGTTATGTATAAAAACGAAGCACTTGACTTGGCTAAAAGACAACAAGTAGATTTGGTAGTGATCAACGAAAAAAGTGATCCACCAATTGCAAAATTACTCGATGCTGGTAAATATTTCTACGAACAAAAACGTAAACAAAAAGAAGCCGAAAAAAAGCAACGAGAAAGTAAAATTGTAATCAAAGAGATACAATTCAGATTAGGTATCGGTGATCACGACTTTGATACTAAACTTAAAAATATTATTAAGTTCTTAGACAAAGGTAACAAGGTAAAGTGTGTTATACGATTTAAAGGCAGAGAAAATGCCAATAAGCAACAAGGTTTTGGTATAATGGATCGTATTATACAATGTATCCAAGACTGTGATTGGGATGCCAAACCAGCTATAAACGGTAATCGAATGATTGGCGTATTGATGAGGAAAGAATGAATAGAGATAGATATAAAGATAGAGACGAAGTAAACAAGCGAGGCTTGTATGTCGAAGTAAGAAACAATGATGTAAGTCGTGCAATGCGCAAGCTCAAGAAGCTTTGCAACAACGAAGGCATAGCAAAAGACATGCGTAAAAAAGACTTTTATGAAAAGCCCAGTGCAGTAAAGAAACGTGCCAAAGCACAAGCACGTAAGCGTTGGTTAAAAGAACAAGAAAAAAATAAAGAAAAATGGCAATAAAAGGTTGACATTGCGGTTAACCTATACTATATTAATTACATAAGTTAGGCGACGGTCTAAGTTAGATAGTGCAAGGAATGGCAATCCGTAGAGGTTGTAACTTGATTCATAGCTGTGGTGGCAATGCAAGAGCGTAGAGATACGAAGTTGTATTTTTAGACGTAACTGTTTAATATGAAGTTCCCGGATTTGAGCGTGGCTCTACAGAAGGGTTGTTGGTATTCACAGAGTCCAACCTATCATATTAACATAGTGTTTTGAAATACACACCAGAGTAGATGCACCTGCTTTCCTGTGCATAGGACAAGAGCTCGAAAGGCAACAAGTGAGTGTGTATTTCAAAGTAACTGTGTTGTTACTTTAATCCGAACTGTAACAAGAAAGGAAACCCATTAGACAAGAACTATAGTGGGATAATTAGAAATACACAAACAGAGATGGGTTGCGCCGTAATACGCACGTTAGGGACTACGGTTAGTCCCTAGATAAATAAATGTGTAGATGCCAATAGGGTCTACTAAATCAATCTTGCTTTAAAAGGAGATTACTATGCAAGCAAATTATATTAATGGACTTGTGGACCAAATCCACACACAAACAAAAACTTTCCTAAACACAATTGATCCAAGCGAGCAGTACACAAAACCTGCACGAGCTATGGCTGATGCAAACACAGCGTTTGCTAAAACTTGGGCCGATGCAACAGAAACAATGACCTCTGCTTACACAGCGGCATTGAAAGTATAAGGAGAGTGATGATGAATAGATTGACAACTTTAGATATTAACAAACTCACTCCTTATGCTGTAGGCTTTGACAGAGTATTTGACGACATGTTCAAGTATGTACAACACAATGCCAATAGCACAGGTTATCCACCTTACAACATTGTAAGAGACGGTGACAAGTTTCAAATTGAAATTGCACTAGCGGGTATTGCCAAAGAAGATTTGGAAATTACAGTAGCTGACAGTGTACTTACAATTGAACACAATCCAGAAGGCGAAGTAGAGCCAGAAGGTTGGCAATGGATTCACAAAGGAATCAGTCAGCGTAAGTTCAAGCGTAATTTTACACTGAGTGATGATATTGTAGTAAATGGATCAAGAATGGAAAATGGTATGCTGTTCGTTGAACTAGAGCGTATTGTTCCTGAAGAAAAGAAACCACGTACAATTAAAATTAAGTAAAATAAAGTGGGGGGAGAAATCCTCCCACGATTTACGGTAAATATTGATATGGATACACAACTCGAAGATAAAACCACAAACGAGTTAGATATTGCAAAACCTAAACAGTATCAAGTTATAGTTTACAACGACGATACAACACCAATTGAATTTGTAATAGAGCTACTCAAAAACATATACATGCACACACAACAAAGTGCAGAAGGTATTACAATGGCTATACACAACGAAGGCAAGGGTGTAGCTGGTGTGTATTATTATGAAGTAGCAGAACAAAAAGTACATGAAAGCATTTTGGTTAGTAGACAAGCAGGTTATCCACTAACACTTGACATTGAAGAACTATAGAGGTAAATCATGAGAATTGAAGATGAAGTTAAATTGGACTACAGTGATGTGCTGATTCGTCCAAAGCGTAGCACCTTGGGCTCACGCAAAGAAGTACGAATGGAACGCAGTTTTACATTTGCACATGGACAAAATTACGAAGGCATTCCTATTATAGCTAGCAACATGGATGGTGTTGGTACATTTGAAATGGCTGATAGATTAGCAGAACTTAACATGTTCACTTGTTTAGTAAAAACATACAGTGTAAACGAATTAGTTAGCTACTTCGACTGCGAAGAAACATTCCGCAGAGATAATGTTGCTATGAGTATTGGCATCAAAGACGAAGACCAAACTAAGTTTAGATCAGTTTATGAACAAGTTGGTGAAAAGCTCAAGTATGTGTGCATCGATGTAGCAAATGGATACAGTCAACGTTTTATAGAATATGTAGCTGAATTTAAAATGCTGTATCCTAACATTGTAATCATTGCAGGTAATGTAGTTACCGCAGATCAAACACAGGAGTTAATTTTAAATGGCGCAGATATTGTTAAAGTGGGCATCGGCCCTGGAAGTGTTTGCACAACACGGATCCAAACTGGTGTTGGTTACCCTCAGCTTTCCGCTGTTATTGAGTGCGCTGATGCTGCTCACGGTCTCGGTGGCCATATTATTGCGGATGGTGGCTGCACTTGTCCTGGCGATGTAGCCAAAGCATTTGCTGCTGGTGCTGACTTTGTAATGCTGGGTGGTATGCTTGCTGGACACGACGAAGGCGGCGGTGAAGTAATTACAAAATATTACGAAACAAATGAACGTAACTATGAAATGAGCCAAGGCACACCAGGCGGATTTGAGAAAGTTATAGAAACTAAAAAGTTTGTACAGTTCTACGGTATGAGCAGTAAGACTGCTAACGACAAACACTTTGAAGGTTTAAAAGATTATCGTAGCAGTGAAGGACGCACAGTGCTAGTACCATATCGTGGTCCAGTTGTAGTAACACTACAAGATGTTCTAGGAGGTGTGCGCAGTACACTTACATACGTTGGTGCAAACAAACTCAAGCAACTCAACAAGTGTACAACTTTTGTTAAAGTACACAATCAATTCAATCGAACATACGAAAGTACAACGACTGGAAATTAATAAATAAGTATAGTGAAGGAATTAGCTATGGACGAACTTGATTTATTAAAACGAAACGCTGGCATTAATGAAGACGCACCGCAAATGGTGCAGGTCAAAGTAATTAACAGCGGTTACGGAACTGAAATGGGCATGAAAGATGCAGAAATTATTAGCCAAGAATTAGACCAAAATATGAAACCCATTTTAAAAGTTAGAATTAAAGACTTTAATATGGGCGACCCTGTTGTTGCAGATTTTCGCAATGGCATGTGGACGGTGGATATGGATTGACAAAGTCTAATTATGAGAGCATTTGAACTATTAGAATCTAGAGGTGTAACTGCAAGGGCGCCAGGAGAAACATACGTTAGCGATACTGATCCTAGCGACATTCTTACCATACAGGATATTACAGTACTACCTGCTGAAGGTGACTCATATGAAGATATGGATCAAATGATGCAGGCTGTAGACAGTGCTATTCCAGACACAAATACACGCATAGATGATAACAAACCCAACAGTGGAACCAAAGCTGTTATACTTGCTACAGTAAGTGATAAAGATGGCAAAGGTCAAACACATGTAAGATACATCAGAGCTATTCCACCTCAAGGTGTACACACTATGTGGAAAACACTTAATGGTTATAAGTTTAGTAAAGGTGCTGAACAAGAAAGTATCCCAATCAAACCAAGTGACTTGGTACCCGATGAAAACTATCGTAGTGCAACTGAACTAGCACAGCAAATTAAAACAGGTTCAAACGACTTGGGGGAGCTGGGCGAAGTTATGGAAATGGCAGTTGATCAAGCACTAGCTGGAACAAATCAACCTATTCCAAGCGGCGACAAATATTATAATGTACTACAAAAATACGGCGGCGAGTATCTAGGTCCGATTGCACTTATGAGTAAACCCAATAGTGTTACTGGCGATACTGCTAAGATGATGCAACAGTTTGGTCTTAATAACTTTGCTGGTTCAAGAGTAATGTTTCCACAAGACACTGCAATGGAACTAATTGACAGTGTTATTATGACACAAGATGGACGCAGTATTCAAATCTCTAGTAAGATCAGTACAAGCGGCGGAGCAGCTAGTAGTTTAAGTGGTGTGTACAAACAAATGACTCCAGAGATCGAACAACGTTTTCCAGAAGGTGCAAATATTGTTAAATTGCTTGCAACTGAAAGTAGCGTAAATGGTCCACTTAAAGTAGCACGTATGTTTAACATCATTGACGATAGTGATATTCAAGCAATGGCAAACTTGGACAAGCGTACACAAAACATTGGCGATTTACAAAGCGAACGCTTACAACAAATGACACAGCAACAAGGTGTTGCTAATGATACACAAGAAAGACCAGACTATAGAGTATTTTGGCACACACTAACAGCCGTTATGAATGCAGTTATTCCTGTTGTAAATGCAAATGAAAACTTTAAAAATGCTATGTTGGAAGTACTCAACAACAATGAGTACGTACAACTAGTAACCAAAGCCGTCAAACAAGGTGATGCAGTAAGTATACAATACTACACTAAGTTTCCAGCAGTGTTTAAAGGTGCGCCTCAATTGGTTAACAAGACTTATTTTGCAACTGGGCAAAAAGGTCGTATAGGATTCAAACTAAAATAGCTGCGCACTAGCGCACAGTTGCACAAAACGCATATCGTCTTTGCGCATACAGCACTAGTAAACCATGGTTTTTAGTGTTATATTAAAATAAATAAAAGTACAACAACAAGCGTCCTCAGCTTGCAAAAAATGAGGGGCAGGCGCAGACTGCCATATCAAGCGAATGACGCCAGGAAAAGACCTGGGGTATTGCTTTCCTCAAGCATCCACAAAACTGAATATGGAGATTCAAAATGGTTAATATACTATACAATAACCTTGCGAGCTTGTTTGCGAGGAAAAATAAGCACTCTGATGATATGCGACTATACGCAAAAACAGAATACAAAAATGATTGGCAATTTGCTTATCACTACATGATGACACACAACGGCAATGGGCCACGAATGGGAGTACACAACTAATGACACAAGCAATTTTAACAGCATCAACTATCTTAACAGACGCAGTACAAGGACTGATGGACCTTATACATGACATGAAAATTAAATCACAAAAACGTGCATTGGTACGTAAAACAAAAATTGAACTGTCAAGACTTTCAGACTATGAGTTAAAAGACGTAGGTATTGGTCGTAGTGATATTACTTCAATTGCTAATGGAACCTTTCACGATAACAGAAGTGTTGTAGAAGCAAACCGCAACTTGAGAGGTTGGGTATAATGGAAGCAGTAGGAAACACACCTGTAACAACACCAAAATTTATTAGAACACTTGGCAAGTATGCTGTTGCATTTGCAATGGGCGTATGGGCATTTGGCGAATCAGCAGGCAGAGCAAGAGCCGCTGCTGAACTATCACGTCAAGGCTTTCACAAAGAAGCCAAAGCACTTATGTTGGAGAGCAAATAATGTTTAAACGTTTTATCAAAGCAATGGAATATCGTTCATACTGCATGGCTATTCGTGAACTAAGAAACAAAGGCATGTATAAAAAAGCTGATGAAATCTCTGAGTTCAAAAACACTATGTATCCAACACACTAAGACTGCTACGTTTTAGCGCACTAAAAAATACAATAGCAGGCTTGATTTTTTTTCAAAGTCTGCTATATATATTATATGGAGGCACTAAATAATGAGCGAACAAACTAACTATTGTACTACAAAAGGATTAGGATTGGCTTTCTTGATTATTATTATCGGGATGGTAGGTATGCCTATTCTCGGGTCAGCAATTGCTTATCCAGACAACTGTAAACAAAGTATACTAATTCCTTGCTTAGGATTAGGCAAGTAAATTTTAAGGAAAAAACATGAATAAATTACTAGCAACTGTAGCCGTAATGGTTACATTAACCACTTCAGCATTTGCGGCAGATACAACAGTAGAAATGTTAAACAAACGTGACGATGGCGCTAAAATGGTGTACTCGGAAGATATCACACGCATTGACGTAGGCGATACAATTACTTGGGTACCAACAGCAAAAGGTCATAATGTAGAATTTATTGCTGGTCCAGATGGCTGGGACGCACCACGTAAATCAAAACTATCAAAAGAAGTTGCGATTACATTTGATACACCAGGCGTATATCTATATCAGTGTACACCACACAAAACAATGGGTATGATTGCCGTTGTTGTTGTAGGTGACGGAGATAATGACATCTCAAAAGCCAAAGTAAAAGGCAAAAGCAAAAAGAAACTTAAGGAACTATTGAGTGAATTATAAAAACATAGTAAACAAGATTCCTGAATTTTGTATGACTCATTGGCTACTGCGCATTCCACTTATTGTTGTATTTGTACAGCAAGGATTAGCAAAGTGGCCAATCAACATTGACGACTCACCTGTAGAACTTACACTGCTAGTTTGGACTTTTGTTGTACTAGGAGAGCTAGGAGCTGCACTAGGTTTGTTAGTAGGCGGTATAGCAGACTACACAAAACGCACAAAAGAACTTGGGGATATCATTACACGATTTTCAGGCATAACTATTGCTAGTATTATGACAGGTGTTATATGGACAGGTGAACCTGAAAGTTTTTGGGATGTAATATTGTATGACAATTTACATGTGTTACTTTGGGTAGGCGGAATGTATTTTGCACTCAGAGGTAACAGAACTTGAATCCGCAATGGCGCACAGTTTATCTAATGATATTCGTCTGTGTGCTATTGCACTTTATCGTAATACCAATATGGATGTGGAATTTAGGATTATGAAACCAAATAAAAAATTCGAGTTAGATGTTAGAGATATAGAAATTATCGAACAAGCACTAAGAGCAAAAGCTGGCAGACGTGGAATGGCAATTGCTTCTGGTGAAACATCAAAAAAGCTCAAAGAAGAAATGCACGAAATACAAGATTTACTAGGAAGAATACACAATCAAAAAAATTGGTATTCTCCCAAAGAATTTACACCAGGCGGCTAGTCAATGTGCTTACTGATTCGTTCAACGTATCCTGGCATACTGTGATCGTAGATACTATCAAACCATTGGCGTTTACGAAACGCCGCACGATATCCTCTGAATCTATCTTTAAATCTTTGCCAAGCAGTAGCATTTCTAATATTGCCATATGTATTGATATAGTGTAATTCACCTGCATGTCTATAGAACAAAAAGCTAGGCGGAACACGTGGCACAATATCGTTGTTATTCACAAATCTATAACATGTAAATTTGCTGTTGAACTCTTTAACCCAACTTCTAGTACCAACACGTGGCGATCCATAGTTATAGCATATTGTTCCCTCAGGCAATCTACTACAAGCAATAGTACTCATAGCACCACCTAAACTGTGACCACATGTGTACACTTGTGTAAACTTGCGCTTGGCTAACCATGCTTCAATTTGATCCCACAGTTCGTCTACTTCGCTTTTAAATCCTTTGTGTACTCTGCCTTCACCTAGTTCGTTGCGCACATGCAGTGCATTAAGATCCGCTTTGATATCGTTAAATTGTGTGGGTTCTGTACCTCTAAACGCCAACACTACATAATCATTTTTACTCATACCGTATGCTTGAGCGCCATCTATATTAAAGAATCTTATGTTCTTATATCCCATAGCAGAGACAGCTTTTTTAAATGTTTTTTCTTCTTGGTATGCTAAGTTACTTAGATTTGCACATTCTAGTGCGTTCTCATAACTAAACTTATTTTTTAACGCCATTCTTGATCTCCTCGATAGCTTCTTTGTTGGCACTTATTTTTGAATCTTGTGCAAGGTCAATCATAGCCTGCAACTTTTGTGCTTTTTCCATATCTGAATCTAAGTGGAGATCTTTGTTAATAACTTTTTCAAGTTTTAATGTTGGGATGCGTTCATTAGGTACATAACGCCAAGTATATCCTTGGTCGCCGTACACTCCAAACACTGTTTCAGTAAGTCCAATTTTAACAATGACACTGTCACTGCCGTCTAGTATGACTTTGTCGCCTTCATTGAAAGCTCTATTCATTTTGAACATCATACCTTTGGCAATTTTAGTTGCAAAGTCTTTGAACCATAATGTTATTACTAGTAACAATAATGCACTTATAAAAGGCATTAATAAATTGGTGATTTCCAAGCCTACACCTGAGGCACTCATTATTTCTGCGTCCATGTTTCTCTCCACTTGTATTTATTGACAATCGAGTTAAATACGTGTACAATATTGCAAAAGGAACACAATGTCACACAGCGTAGAACAATTTTATCACAAAGCGAAAGTGCTACATGAGAAAGCTATAGCACTACACAGAGAAAGATATCGTGTACAAGGAACATACGATGCACATGCCTGTCAGGTAATGCTTGACGATCTAAGAGCTTTAGCATTTGATATACAACACGGAATGATAGATTTTGATATTGATTTTGGTAAAGGATCAAATCCTCAATGAATATGAGCCAGCAATTCCTTGTTAGTTTACCTATGCTCGGAGACAGTAACTTTTTTAAAAGTGTTGTCTATGTAGAGAATCATGACGGAGATGGAGCAAAGGGATGGATAGTAAACAAAGAACTAGATGCTAGAGTTGCTGTAAGATTGCGTAAAAGTATTCAGCTTGGAATAAATGCTCCTATATACTACGGTGGACCTGTTGAAGTTAATCAATGTTTTGTATTACACAGTAGCGATATAATGCTTGCACAGAGTTTAAAAATCAATGACAATCTGTGTGTGACCAGAGATAAATCAATTATTACAATGCTCAATGAAAATAAATTTCCACAAAACTACAGGATTATAATTGGATGTGCTAGTTGGGGTCCTGGTCAACTTGAAAGTGAATTACTGGGCAGTAGAACCGGCGGTAAAAGTATGTGGGTCAATGCTGACTATCAAAAAGATTTTATGTGGAGTGCAACAGCAGAAGAACAGTGGTCACATGGTATTGAAAACAGCGCCAAGCAAAAAGCAACAAACTATTTGAATTTTTAATGTATACAGTAGAAATGGATCTTGACGAAATTACTATCACATTGTTAGATGACAGTGGCAACTATGCTGATGTAATCATCAACAGTTTTGATGATATCGTTTACATAAGACAGTTTGAGGATAATTCAACTACACCTCAAGCTATTGCACTAAGTCCTCAGATGTGGGAAGAATTGATTTCAGCTATGCACAGTCCTGAGGGTGCATTTCGTACTGTTCGAAAATAGACCTGTTAGCGTACAACATTGTAACAGTTATGTAAATACACTTAATCAATTCAAGGAGGTCGTTATGATTGCAAACAAACTAGCTAACCTGACAGATGCAGAGTTACAACTTATGGAAAAAATCTTACATAAAGAATTTTTATACGAAGCAGAACAAAATAAAACCTGGAAAACTAAAAATAGCTATGAAAGACCTTTTCAACGTAGTCGTGGAATTATGAACTGCATTACTGCAATCAAAGGACAACGTGAATTGAACAAGACTCTGGAAACTCGCTGGTAAACTTTTTACTTGACAACTTTATAGAAACCATGTATAAATATAGCTGTAAACGTTGAAGCAACGTGAACACATTCTGGACCTGGGGGCGGTACCCAGCAGCTCCACCATAAACACACTGAGAACGTGAAAGCGTCAGTAAGTCTATAAAGGGTCGCAACCTTGAGTAACAGTGTGTTTTTGATGGGGCTGAAATAGGATCGACAGGTGTTGTAGTGAAGTGGAGTTTACCGGATGACTGCGTTATTGGTCAACATTCATAATTGCAAATGATAATTATGCGCCAGAAATGGCTTTAGCTGCCTGATTTAGGTAAGTGGGGGTTGGCAACGAACCTAGCAACAGAATCGTTGCATATTTACTACACCTGTATAAATTATGTCTTTAGGGACTTGATTTTTATCTAGAATGTGTTAAATATAGTTTGACAGCTGAATAATCAGCTGTTTTTTTAAGAACCTTAAGGAAAATAATAATGAATCGTTTACTAGCAGTACTTCTAGCTACAACTGTAAGCACAGGCGCTTTCGCTGAAACTGAAATCGCAGGTACAACTATCGCAGGTGAAGTAGAAGTCACAATTAAAGAAAATGCCGCAGGAGACTGGGGCTCAACAACTGTACTAGATTTAGGCATTGCAAGAGAAGGCACAGCGTTTGGCGGATTTAACTTCGAATCAACAGACGGTGGTGATCTTACACTTGACGAATGGCAACTAGGTACAACAATCGGCACAGCAGCAACTATATCACTTGGTAAACAAGGTGATATTTGGGTTAGTGCAGAAGGTGAACATACAATTGCAAATCCAAAAATGGACGAAAGTGTAATTGTAGACTTAGGATCAGTTGCAGTTGCAGCTGAGTTTGGCGACTATAAAAATGACGTAAGTGACATTGAAGCAGTTGCTGGTGCAATGCACTGGGGCGAAGATGCACTTGGTGGCACAGTCGCACTTGACTATGACTTAGATACAGAAAACTGGACATTTGGTTCACGTGTTGATGTAGATACGTTTGGTGCTGTAGTGACATATGCAGAATCAACTGAAAAGTTAGCATTTGAAATTGATACAACTACTAACGGTATCACAGCATATATCAATGGCGATGAAGATGAACTAGCACGTAACATTGGTGCAGGTTATGAAATGGATTTCAACGGCATGACTATTGAACCAAAAGCAAACTACGATCTTGATGCTGAAGATTTTTCACCAAGTATTGTAGCAAGTTTTAACTTCTAAGACTTGACATCTGTCAATAAATACACTATATTATACATATAGACAAACAAAGGAGTCAGCGATGTTAGTAGGTTACGAAGGTTATATAGCCGTAGCAATTTGTTTATTTTGCACATGGTTAGGCTATACACAAGGAAAACGTAACGGAATTGAAAGTGCCTTAGACGGTATGATAAAACTGAAACTACTAAAAGTTCTTGATAATGGAAGAATTGTCGCTGGTACCAATTTAGACACAAAATAGTTTGAAAAGAAACTAGCGGTATCGAGATAAGACATAAGTAATTACAAGTACAACACCTGCACTAAGTTGCAGGTGTTGTCATGAATAGGATACCGAATGCAATACAATTTTGTTTTAGCTATATTACTTTTATCTGCGTGTGAGCCTACTATAATAGTAGATGGCAATGCAATACCAAATGCTCCAGAGCATATTCAAACCGCACTCAACAAGTATGGGTTCAACGAGTATCAACATAGAACTGTACTCAAAGAGTATGTAGGTGTTGATCCAAAACGCACAGAATGGTGTGCAGCATTTGTAAATGCAGTACTACACGAAAGCGGTATACCGGGTAGTGAAAGTGTAAGTGACGTTCCATTAATGGCAAGAAGTTTTTTAACTTGGGGTGAAACTATACAAGAACCCAAAGCAGGAGATCTAGTAATATTTCCAAGAGGTAAACAAGGATGGCAAGGGCACGTAGGCTTTTATGTTGGTAGTATACACAGAAACAATGTTGAATACTATCGTATACTAGGTGGCAATCAAAACAATAGTGTAAACATAGAAATATATCCTGCAAGCAAAACATTAGGTATTCGAAGAGCACCGAATAAATATTAGTATGTTCAAGTTTATTAAAAAATTGTTCGAACCTGAGCAAGTAGACTGGAGTGATATTGAACAACTGGAATCAAGAATACGTAATATTCGTACAAGGATCTACAGAGAGAAAAGTACCCAGAAGCCAGTTCTTCCAACACACAGGGTTTACCCTACGTCCACGTTACAAGACATCAAAAACAAAAGTAATGACCTCAGAAGAAGTCTCGAAGAAGGATCAATTGTACCTCAACAGCCTAAACAAAGACATCAAACACAAGCAGAAAAAATGAAAGCTAAATTATTAGGTAATAACGCTAATACACCATAAGCACATAAAACAAATAGCAACTGTAGTGTGCCATTTGATCTACTGCTTGAACTTTCCAAAATTTGTTAGACTTCGTATCTAATTTTACACGTATGGTGTATATTCTCTTTACATAATCAATAACAGCATGCAATACAAAATCTAGCAGTGTGATTATTATGGCCCAATAGATCCCTGCAAATACAAGTGTAACTAAACCTGTAAGCAGTGCATGATCCATACTGTGTAACCAAAGTTTGGGTGTGTACAGTTTTTGTTTGTCACCATACTTTGGTTTGTTTAACCTGCTCTGTAACCATAAGTCGGCTACAGCATGTTTTATAAGAAGCAAGTAAAAATAAATTATCAATGTTTCTATTGTCCCATCATGTTAATTAGAGGCGGGCCAAAACTTGCAGCCGCCCATCCTAGTGCGCAAATTGTAATTACGCCATATATTAACCATTTGATTTTGAAATCATCGACTGTCATTTTAAGTGCTACTAGTTCGTTTCCTAGTATGCGAACCAGCACTTCCATTTTACCTGTGTTATCTTTATCTGCCATATCTGTTTCCTTTAGAGCTTGACGTTTGTGTGATATTTATATATGTATATATCTATGCCATTATTTAGCGGTAAATATATAACCATGGAAGATCCCAATGAAGATTGGTTGAACACTTGCGATGACCCATGCGATGATGTAACACATTGGGTAGGTAACATATGAGTAGAAAACTAATCACTGAGCATAAACCATGGCCTGGTAAAATATACAAATTTTTTGTAGTTGATGATTGTGGCCATGTATTAGAGGGCGATCTTCCAAGCGAAGAGGACGCCTGGATTGTCATTGACTTTCATGAACAACAAGAAGGTTTGAGAAACTTGCACATTGAAGTAGAACACAAACCACAGGTAAAAAAAGGATTTGGAAGAGATCCAGATCTACATTAATGGTTGACATTGCTAACATAAGATGCTAATGTATACTTGTAATAAAGAGGTGTATAATGACCTTAGAAGAAGCAATGAAACTAAGAGCCTTTCACGATGCTTATTATGAGAATCAAGCTGAGCGTGAAGTATGGAACGATAAAGCTATAACCAAAGAGCAATTCTTTGAAGTATGGCTAAGGAGAGATGAAGAATGCAATACTTTGAAAAAATCTTCCACGTAATTGTTATCAGTGGATTTATTGGGCTTGTTGCTGGAGCGGCACATGCAAACAGTTTTACTACAACAGGTAAACTAATTCGCAAAGAACCTATCTACACACAAGTAACACAACAGACACCTGTAAATGAATGCTATACAGTTGATGTTCCTGTGTACGGAAATGTACAGGGCGGTGGCGATGCCGCAGGTGGCGCACTAGCGGGTATGATTATTGGTGGTATACTAGGTAAAGGTGTAAGCGGTAATGACAATGGTGCAGCTGCAGGTGCAGTAATTGGCGGTCTAATTGGTGCTGACAAAGGTGCTAATACCTCAAAACGTGTTGTCACAGGATATCGACAAGAACAACGTTGTGAACAAAGATACGTAAATGAACAAAAAACGATTGCAAATCAGTATCGTTTAGTGTATCTTGTAGATGGACATGAGTTTGCATACACTGTAAACAAAGCTCAAGGACGTAATGCTTGGGTTGGACAAACCAAACGTTTTCGTATCCGTTATCAAATGTTAGACTAAGAAAGTATTTAAATGAACAACAAAGTAGTATATGCTAATGAAGCAACAATCACTAGCACACGAACAGGTACAGAAGTTGTAGCTGAAATAGATAACTTTAAATTCCAACAACACCTAGATGCATTCATCGCGACAAACAAAATACCAATGCGGTGGAATGGTAAAACTTATGTAGGTAATGTAAGCGGTATGGAGTTTACAACAGACGGTCCCAAAGAGTCAATCAAGTATACACGGAGGTAATTATGAGTATGCATTTAGTTGGTCCATATATGACCACAACAAAGTATAATCGTAAACAGAAAAAGCCCAATGCTAAAGTAGCAAAAGCACAAGCTGAGCATGAAAAATGGTTACGCAAACAAGGCGTACATCCCGAACAATTAGAAGCAAAGAGAGCAAAACGTGGAAATATTGTTACTAATACTATTCCTGATTATCGTGCAGATGCCTGCAGCATACCTACTAGTGACAGAGTTGCAGGACATGGGCCTGCTAAAGAAAGTATGACCTATAGCGGCGAACGTCAACTACTAGGTATTGCTACAATGCACAAGTCAAACATGGTACCCATATTTGCTGATAAAAAAGAAGACGCAAAAGACATAGCAAATATGAGGCGTGGATGAAGTGGTGGGATTATCCGGTTTGTTTATTTTTTGCTTTTCAATTTTGGATGAGCATCTTATCTTTTAACTTGATTTCTTTAACGATTATGTGTATACTATGGTTACAATATGAGGAGTTTAGAAAACGTGGCAATTCACGCAATGATTGATTTAGAAACGCTGGACACTAGTCCACGTTGCACTGTGCTAACTATTGGCGGTGTTAAATTTAATCCTCACACATTAGACGAACCTCACAGCGAATTTTATTTTCGTTTGGACTTAGACGAACAAGATAAACTTGGACGTACAGTCACAGACGATACTATAGAATGGTGGGCCAAACAAGATCCCAAAGTAAAAGAAGAAGCCTTTGCAGAAGAAGACAGAGTCGGGCTGAAACACTTCCTAGACCACTTGACCAGGTGGATGGTAGGTGTCGATGTATTATGGGGTCATGGATATGGCTTTGACGTTACTATTGTAGAAGATATGTATCGTCAAATGGCTACACCTATTCCATGGAACTTTTGGCAAGTAAAAGATGGTAGAACATTCTTAAGTTTACTGCCCAGCGATCCTCGCAAAACTATGCAACAGGATCTGCACAACGCTCTTGCTGATAGTTATTATCAAGCAAAAGCAATACAAATAGCATATGCTAAATATGCTGAGTGGACTAACGGTTCGACCCACTATAAAGACTCCGCACCAACCATAAGTCAGGGAGTTTAATATGGCAAAATATCAATCAACAAAAACATACGGGCATAACATTGGACTAAGTGCAGTGTTCCGTCAACCACACGCAGATCATTCGCATTGTAGATTCTTGCATGGATATAGTTTAGCATTTAAGTTTACATTTGGTTGCGATAGTTTAGATCATCGCAATTGGGCTGTAGACTTTGGTGGACTAAAGCCATTGAAGAAATGGTTAGAAGACACATTTGATCACAAGACAGTAATTGACAGAGAAGATCCATTCTTGTATAAGTTCGCAGAACTTGAGAACATGGGACTAGCAGAAATTACAGTACTAGATGGTGTAGGTGCAGAAAAGTTTGCAGAACATGCTTGTAAATTTGCAGACGAATTAATACGTGAAGCAACAGACAATCGTTGTTATTGTGTGAGTTGCGAATGTAGTGAACACGGAGCGAATAGTGCAATCTATCACAACGAATGATTTAGAATGGTGTGCTAACTGGACACAGGACAATAGATATTATTGTACTATGTCTATAAGAAGCAAACGATTTAGTAAGCCAAAAGGTTTTCATAAATTACTTGAAGACCTTTTTGGCAATGACTATGGTGCGTTTAGATACGACAATCATCGTAACGGTTATGAATGCTGGTTTAAAAGTAAAGAAGACATGTTAACATTAAAGTTATTGGCTAGAAATGGATACTGAACAACAAATCATAGAAAAATTAAAAGAAGTGTATGATCCAGAGATAAGTATCAACATATATGATCTTGGATTAATATACAATATTGACATTGATAATTTACCCGATGTCAAAATCACACACACATTAACAAGTGCGTTTTGTCCAGCGGCAGACGACA